TTTCTGACAACTATCACAGGTTGGCAGGAGGTTGTACGCTTTACTTTGAGAATGGTGCGTGACATTCGGTTCACGCTTGAGAGATAACACATCTGAGGACTGAACCATGACTCTGCGTATTCCGAATGTTGGCGAAGGCAACATGTTGGAGATGATCGTTAATAAGACGGCTCCTGAGAACTTGATTCTCAAGCTGTTTACCTCTAACACTACCCCGGCAGATACTGATACTGCTTCTACGTATACCGAGGCTTCTTTTACCGGTTATACGGCTAAGACTCTTGCCGGTAGTAGCTGGACTGTTACTCCTGGGTCTCCTTCTGAAGCGGCGTATGCTCAACAGACATTTACCTCTACTGCTGGGTCTCAAAGTGCCAGTGTGTATGGCTACTATGTGATTCAAACGACCAGTACAGAGCTGATGTGGTCTGAGCGATTCACTGATGGTCCCTATGTCATTGTGAACAACGGTGATGAGATCAGGATCACTCCGAAGCTGACTCTCCAAGACACCTTGGATTAATTAAGTACTGGAGTATAGGAGGGGGGAGGTTACAAAAACCCCCCCTTCTTACTTTGCGGGGTGAAACATGGGATCTGTTGCACCATATTACGACTCCTACAAATCGATTACCATTACTCTTACTAGTCTTTCTAATGGGGGGTATCGATGTAGCTTAGTCCAAGATAATTCAACCAATCAATATGTCGATGTTTTGCTTGGTGGGTCCATTCAAACAGGAACAGCCACCGGAGGATCAATAGACATCTACATCTATGCTAGCTATGACGGATACAAGTACTCAGGTGGAGTCCCTGGTACAGATTCTCAAATTTCTTGGGGGTCTGGAGGTACATCCTATGATGGGGCATATCAATTAAAAGCAATTGCTAATATTGCTGTTAACAGTTCTGATGATAATACAGACGTTATTTGGGGTCCATTAAGCGTAGCCCAACAATTTGGTGGAGTATTACCTAGATATTGGGGGGTTGTTGTTTGTAACAACACCGGGGGTTCTTTACATGCCACTGGAACAAACAACGCTATCCGATATATCGGCATAAAATACATGTATGCTTAAAAATGGCAGCCACCTACAAAGCTTTAGGTACTACCAGTAAGTCTCTCACATCTCAAGACCTGACCATCAATCTACCGTCAGGAGTGAGTAACGGAGATTTAATAATTCTACATGTCTATGTAGACATTTACTCTGTCAGTGGGGTTACCTATCCTCAAGACCCTGGTAATGGGTGGACTAGGATTGACTACCCATATGCCTACTACACTTGGCAACCTTCTGTATCAGCCTACTATTGTTTTTACGATTCTGGGAATCCACCGACAACAACCTATCCTGCCTCTAAGCTTACTTTTCCTGCCGTAATACACACTACTGCTTGGACCGGTGTCAATATTTCATGCCCGATAGGTGGGCATAATAATCAAATATATTCTTATGATTCAACTCCTCCTGCTCCAAACTACATATCCTATAGGTCTGGTGCAACTGTTTTGATGCAAAGCATCTACAATTATTGTAACAGTTCTAGCACTGCCTATCTCTCAAGTACTTTTGATGCAACCCATTATTCTGGTTCAACATCAGAAGTAACTTCTAATTATGTGTCAACTGGAACCTATCCCTATGGGATATCCACGGCTTTAGCCTATTCTCATGTTACCAATAGCGGGACTATCCCCTACGATAAATCTCGCCCAACTTTTTCTGATCTTGGCAGCTACGATGAGGCAATGGTCCTCATCATCGAGTTGTTGGAGAGCGATAGTGCTTGCCCACCAAAAAGTAGTACTGGGTCTGGTGGGGTTAAGATCTTTGGTCATGGACAAAGTCAACCCTACCCATTTAACCCTACCGGTGGGGTCAAATTCATTAGCAATGACATTCCTGGCCCTTCTGAATCAACATACCCCAGGTATTACAAGACACACGATGCCTATACCTACGACACAGAAGGTAGTGGGTTACTGTTCACTAAAATTCCAATGCCGGTTGTTTTAGAGCCTGCTGTAATAGTCCCTTCGAAAATCTCAGTAAAGACCGTTAAACACAGCAAAAAATTGGTTGGGAATCATACTACTATACTTACTTTTTTCCTGAAGTCATTATCCTATTATGATAGTGGATTTGTTTATTACCTTAGAACAACCACAGGAGATTATGATCTACGTATCAATCTTTCTGCTGGAGTGTCTAAAATAACAGTTGGATTGCCAAATGGTAGTTACGTTCAATTTACGCCAGTACCCGGTAGCACGTTGTCATTAAATACGTGGTACTGCGTAGGCTATCTATCCTCAGGAGATGGGAGTATCACCCCTGTTAAACTGTATATAGGGGAATCCCCTACTACTATGACTGAGCTAACTGCAACAAATTCTTATCAAAATTCTTTAGTACTACCTCCATATGCTAATTTTAGCCAGCTTGGTGCTAAAGATCCTTCCAGTTATGGTTGGGGTGACGCTGATGTAAACATTGGCTATGTTGCTTCTGTTGACAACCATCTATCCCTAGATGAGATAAAAACCATCGTAGAAAAAGGCCCACTTACGCTGCACAATTATGGTGGGCAAGTATTTAGGATGCTGATAGCCAATAGACGGGACTTTGTTACAAATACCCCTGCTATTACTGGTGTCTATGAATTCGGTGGTGGAGGAGGAGGGTAGTGCCTAAAAATAACCCCTTCATACTAGGGGCTATTCATAGACCTATTTGGGTGCCTATCCACAAGCACCCAGTGTGGACGTTTTACGGTTCCTCTCCTGAAAGTGAAGGGCACACACCCGTTATTCTTGGTACTGCAGCAGTTACTTCAATACTAAAGAATGAACAATACCTTCATCCTTCTTCTGATAACACTGATGGAACTTGGTTACCTAGTACTGGAACGGAGTTGTATTCCTGCGTAGATGAACTGATTGCGGATAGTTCAGATTACATCTACTCCACCTCGGGGGGAGCCTGTTCTCCTCTGGTGTTGAACATTGAGCCCCCAACTGAAGAACCCCTACTTGAAAGAGACAGCCATAGAATATTAGTGGAAGCATGGTCAGATGATCCAGGGGCAACTTTTAAGGTCTCTGCTCTTAGCGACTCAACAGTAGTTGCTTATCGATATTTGACCAATGTACCTGAGACAAAAACAATTTATGAGTGGTTATTAACCAACGAAGAAGCTTCTGACATATCCGATTACACTTCTTTGCAATTCAAAGTGGAAAAAGTGAATGTTTAGTAAAATGCATAACTATCAGGGGTACAAATATCGAGTATCCAATGGGTATGCTCCAACTACCACTAGCGGAACTGCTGTAACCTCTTCGTCTACTGCAAATCAATACGGAAGCTGGACTGAGGTTTTAGATACCTTAGATGCAAGTTCTCTTTGGGTCCATCTCAACATACATAACACTTTTGCATCAGGCACAGCCAGAAACAGTTATTTTGATATTGGTTATGGACAAAGCTCTAGTTCTGTGGTTGCAGTAGCTGAAAAATTAGCAGTTTGTAATACAGCCCCTATTGTTGGGTCCACATGGATGTTTCCTTTGTACATTCCTGCCGGGGAGAAAGTGTTTGTAAAGCACCAATGTTCAGTATCCAGCATCACAGGATACGTTCAAATTGGTTTAATTGGTGGAGGTATGCAAGGGTACGACTCTATCAAGGTGCAAAGAATAGAGCCGATTGGTTACACTTCTGGATCTACTACCGGAACTTCTATCACTATTGCCACTGGGGCACAGGGGTCATGGACGCAGCTTTCTTCTTCTACTCCAAGAAGATACATTGGTTTAATGAGTTCGCAATTACTCACCACTAGTACAAGCAGATCTCAATATTCAGTTAACACGATTCACATTGGGGTTGGCAATGGAAGCAGCACCCAATGCGTTGGCTACAGTGCAATGAGGGAGTATGTTGTAGAAGTAGATGAGAGGCTGTGTAGTATGCACATCCCGGTGTTTACCATAGTTCCAGTGTCTTCTTATCTTTATGCGGCTGCACAAGGAATATCTGCTGATAGTAATATGTCTGTAATCTTATATGGGATGCGTGGATAATATGTTATTGCCAACTTCTCCAAAAGGTGGTCGTTCAACTACTAATGCAACCTACCCAAGTTCAAGTGCGGGTACTCTTGTTAATGTTGTAGGCACTCCTACAACTTTACTTACCTACGGGTTTCCAACAAGCGGTGTTTTTGTAAATATCCATGGTGGTAGAGTAGATGGAGCAAACAACTCATCTGTTTTTGTCATAAGCTATGCTGCTTACATCTCTTCTTATTTGCACCCTTTTATTAAAGGGGAGCTAACTGGAGGTGGAGATGGTATTGGTTGGTGTATCTACCTGCCAATAACTTTGCCTACTGGGTATTTGTTCGGTACTTTGTCTTCTGGTAATAGAGGATGCTACATGGAAGCCGTGGCTTACCATAGTACTGGTTTAATTTATGCCCTTTCTTATGATAGGTATATGGATGGGTACACTTGGACAGGGGCTACCGTTGTTGGAACTTCTGATATAGGTACAAGTGGTAGTTACGGTAACTATGCCCAATCTGCAACATCCACAGGTATTACAAGTAGTCCTCATAGATGGCACTTGATGGCTCTAGCAAATCTTGGTATTGATGATGCAAGTAAAACGCAGCATCAAATAAATTGTCAGAAATGGGCCGCCGGTTCTTCATCTAACGAGGTTGATGATCCGATACTCACTAATTGGAATTATTGTGTAGAAACAGATGAAAGGTCCCTATCCTTTAACTTTCCTGCCATGGCTTTCAAATATGGGTCAAATAATGAAAGCGGCAATGTATGGTATAAAAACGTGGCGTGTAGTGACGCTACTCCAGACGTAAATGCTTCCAGCCAGCAAAATTGTTGGCACAATTTTAGAGTGTTGACCTAATGTCATACATTGCTTCTTTAGCAGAAGGAACAACCTACCCTACTACTACAGCACAAAAGATAGGCAGTACCTATGACTACTCTGGGATTGTTCAGTTGTTTATCACTAGAGTCAATGGAACCACCAATGAACAAGGTGATATCTATGACTATCAAGTATGGTTAAAAGAAAAGGTTACAGCTTCTGGGTCCCAAAGAGTGGTATGGAAAACTGTGGGGTATAAAAGCTCATGGCACGAAACTTATGCCAGACCAGAAGTTGTAGTATCCCCCCCTATTATGGTTGCACATAGTTGGGACTTTTGGATTATCTCCCCTCAAAGTAACCCCTACTATTGTAACCTGCAGTACTCCATTAGAATTTTACGATAGAGGCAGATATGGCAATTTCAGAAATAGCTTCTGGTACAAGAACTACATCTCCTGTGGAGTCCTCATATACTGCTCTGTATAGCTCTAGCACTACCACAGATGGGATTTTTTGTGTGGTAATGGATCTCACTAATATGGCAGTAGGAGACATTGTTGAAATACAACTGTTAGAAAAGGTTTTATCTACCGGAAACCAAAAAGTGGTTTTTCAGGCAATTTTTTACGACGTACAAGCTGACCCTGTATTTATATCCCCATCATTGCTACTAATGCATGGTTGGGCTTTTGGAGTGAGACAAACTGCTGGATCATCAAGATCATTGGACTGGTCTATTAGAGGGGTAACCGCGTAATGTTTGCTTATGCCTACAGTCCACTGCTACCGGCTGGGACGTTAGGCATATCTGTCTACTCATATGTCTCTTCTGGTGGTGCAAAGGCTGGGGGTGCTCCAGTCTACAACCCCTCTGGAACTATCTACATATCTTGGGTGGAATTTCGATTCCCACTAATCCCTGCCAAAAAGGTAAGCGGTGAAGGTGGCATAAAAATTGGTGGGTCTCAGGCTCCCGGATTTACTCTTTCCAGGGAAGCCTCCGGTGGTATTGTTTTAGATGGAACTGCAACTACCAACTCTAAACAAATTTTGGTTGGAGGGGCAGCCCTTACCGCTTTCATTTCCTATGGATCGTTACTTCCTGTTTCTGACAATTCCGCAGGAAGCTGGGTGGCCTATCCAAACGGGTCTCTTTCTTCTTGCGTAGATGATACACCTCTAATAGACCTATCCGACTACATCTACACTAAGACTACAGGTAGTTCTTGTAGTTTGAAGTTGGGTGCTCCAGAGCAGTCTCCTGCCTCTATGGACAATCATAAGATTGTTTACATAGTACGTGGTAGAGGGGGATCTTGTACTATCAGAGTAAAAGAGAATACTACTTTGATTGCAAGTTGGACTGATAACAACCTCCCATTAGAAGATGTCACTTTGGAGCACACTCTTACTTCTCAAGAGGTGAGTAACATTTCAAATTGGAACAACTTGTATATTGAGCTGGAAGCAGCATGACTATTAGCTACGGATCAATAACCACTACCCCTGCTACAGGGACAACGAGTTTATCGGTTGCGTATCCGAGCAGCATTTCTGCCGGTAATCTTTTATTGTTGGTTGTTGCTGTCCGGTATTCAGGCTCATCAGTAGATACTCCCTCAGGTTGGAATCTTGTATCTGGCAGTTCAGGGTGGGGGAGTGGTACAGATGGTGCCGATGCAGGTTATGCCGGTTGTTGGGTATTCTCAAAAGTAGCTACAGGTTCTGAGTCTGGAAGCTTATCTGTCTCTTGCCCCTCCAGTAATAGTTCCATAGGTGTAATTTTACGCTATACAAAGTCTACTGGTGGTACTTGGTTAATAGATGGTTCTTCTTCTGGGGATTCAACTCCAGACACGAGTTGGACTTCCTACTCTGGGACTGCGGATACGTCCCCTACCGGTAAGGTGTATGTCGTCTGCTCTGGCATAAACACGGACGCTACATCCTACACAAGCCATTCTTTAACAAAATCTGGTGTCACCTTTGGCACTGGGGCAGAAAGACTTGACACGGTAAGTTCCACGGGCAGTGACTGTGGTTTGGTCATTTGGGAGCAAGAGGTTACCAGTGGCAATTTGACTAGTACTTTTATTCAGTACTCAGCCACTGCTAGTGCCACTAAGAACAACTACCCCGCTGGCACCGTAACTTTTGCAGGCTTGTTGGAAGCCTTGTACAAAGAAGTATCTGGTAGTGGTGGGGCAAAAACTGGAGGGTCGGCTACTACTGGTAAATTCACCCCGCCATTAGTTATGTCTGGCGGGGGTATTGGTGGTGGTTCAGCCACTACACAATATGCCCCACTACAAGTAATTGTTGCCTATGTTGCTTATCGATATCCGTCACAAACGTATTCGATAAAGACTTATATTGGTGCTGGTGGTCTTTTAGCAAGCGGCTCAGCAACCACTGAAAGAATTCAAGGACAGTTATCGATTGATATAACAGGTTCCGGCGGCATCGTTGCCGGTGGTGTAGCTTCTGCCAATGAGGTGGATGTCTATACCGTCCTCGGCGGGGCAAAAGCTGGGGGTAGTGCAACTACAAGCATTATCAAAATCTATGGCTATGTGGCTTCCGGTGGAGTGGTTAGTACTGGGACTGCTACTACTCTCAAGGCCAAAGTCTTTGCTGTAGCTGGTGGTGTGCTTTCCTCTGGCGTTGCTCTCACTACTAAGAGCAAAGCAGTCGAAGGGCTTGGTGGTCTCCTGGCTTCTGGGGCCGCACAAGTCAGTGCGACCAAAGCATGGACCGGGATTGGTGGGGTGCTCGGAGGGGGTCAGGCAACGACCCTGCTTTCTGTTACCCATGTATATTCTGTCTCTGGCGGCATCCTTTCAACGGGTGCCGTTCTTGTTTCCCAGTCAAAGAGTCCTGCCAGTAGTGGTGGTGCTGTTGGTGCCGGTGCGGCTACCACTGAGAGGACTTTTGCGTATTTGTCTACCGGTGGTGCCATTGCCGGTGGGACAGTTTCTGCTTCCAAAACCAAGGCAACTACCGGAGAGGGTGGTGCAATTGCTGGTGGGTCGGCCACAACCTCACTGGCTTTGTCTTACGTTTACCAAGCTTTGGGTGGGCTGGTTGGTTCTGGCACTGCTGGCCTAAGTGTAACCGTTGCAATTAATGCAACGGGTGGAGTGCTAGGGTCTGGTGCCGCAGACACCTCTACCATCGTTATTCACTTCTACGATGGTTCCGGTGGGATCGTTGGTGGTGGGTCAGCCATCACTACACCAAAGATTGTACGCACCTACTCTTCTGCGGGAGGAGTGGTTGGTGGTGGTGCCAGTGAAATCAGTGTCACTCAGTCCCCGGTTGTATCTGGCGGGGCTGTTGGTGGTGGCTCTGCAATCACTGAGGCTCAGCGGGTCTACCCCTATGCCGCAACCGGAGGGTTGGTTGTTGGTGGTGCTGCCTCTTTCCAGTGGATCAATCTCACTGAGACCGTAGGTGGTGTGACCCTTGCTGGGTCTGCCACCATTGGGTGGACTCGCATTAGAGAAGGGTCGGGTGGTGCGGTCCTCGGTGGCTATGCCCTGGTTGGCAATACGGCTCAGTACACCTACCCCGTATCCGGGGGGTTGTTAGTTGGTGGTGCTGCGGAAGTAGAAAAGACCCAGGACCTTGCTGCAACCGGAGGCTTGATCCTTGGTGGCTCTGCAGAGCACTCAAACACCAAGAGCTATAACGCTTCCGGTGGGTTGGTCGCTGGGGGCTCTAGCACAGTATCAACTTCTGTTTCGGGAACTTCCTCCGGTGGTTCGGTAATTTCCGGTACGGCAGACGTTGCCGGAACAAAAGCATACTCGGCCTTAGGCACGATCCTCTTAGGGACCTTAACGACCTTTGTCATAACGAAGTCCCCCACTACGTTAGGTGGGGGTGTGGTAGGAGGTGATGCACTCACTGAACTGGTCTCCTCTTCAAGTAACGTCTACTCGGGTGATGGTGGCAGCATTGTATCCGGCTCCGCAGAGAGGAGTTGGACGAAATCGAGTGCCGGTGATGGTGGTCTGGTCCTTTCTGGTTCGGCTGACCATGCTCACAACTTCCAATTCGTCGGCTTGGGTGGTTTACTTGTCAGCGGTAGTGCCGAGTATGCGGAGAGTAACGTCGCTGTTGCGGCGGGAGGGGTTACCCTCGGAGGTTCTGCAAACTCCTCTTTCTCCGTAGGCACTACCTCTTACGCATACACCGGTTCCGGAGGCATCCTTGCTTCCGGGCAAGCCACTACTTCTCTCGCCGCACATTACTCTCCTCTTGTCGAGGGAGGACTTCTGCTCTCTGGAGCGGCAATCTTCTCCCTTGACAGGAGCCCCCCGAGTGCGGGTGGGGTGGTGATCGGGGGTGCTGGTGCAATCAGCATCACTGCTGAGCCCCCCACAGACGGTGGTCTGGTCCTCGGTGGACAAGCTACTACTGTCTGGACAACACAAACAACCTACCTGGGTGATGGGCAGGCTCTTGTTGGTGGTGCGGCTCTAGTCCATCTGAGCAAGTCCCCGGATCTCTTCGGTGGCATGGTCCTGAGCGGGGAAAGTGAACTTAACTTCACTGTTCTCCCTGAAAGTATTGGTGGGGCATTGGTTGGTGGCTCAGCTATTACTGAGTCTGCCCAGGTTCTGATTTATGAATACCAGGGTGCCGGTGGTCTTCTGGTTGGTGGGGAAGCTGGGGAGTTCTACTTCTCCAATGGAGAGCGTGACACTCTATGGGTGACGGTTTCCTTCGGAATGTCCTTGCCTCTGGAGATGCTGATTGTCAAAGAGCTGCAAGAAAGTTTGTCAATCACTAGAGACCTTCCCATTGACAACAGGATCACTCAAACTTACCCCGTAGATTTGGAGCTGTAACTATGGCAACCACAACGTCCTGCTCTAGAGAAATCCATGTGGGGGATGTTGGGACCCTCATCGAGGTTACCCTGTACGATTGCACTACAGTGGTAGACCTGACTGGAGCCACAGTAACGGAGCTTGTTTTTATGAAACCGTCTGGAACCAAGGTGACGGTAGATGCAGAATTCAAAACAGACGGAACGGATGGAGTCATTCAGTACATTGTTCCGGAAGCAGAGAAAGAAACTGACCCACCCTTCTTCGATGAAGCGGGGGCCTGGAAAATTCAGGGCAAGGTCACCTTGCCCACTGGGGTATGGAATTCTGACATCGCGAAATTCAAGGTGTACGACAACCTATGACCACTGAAACTACTGCAAAGCCGAAGACCACTCGGGCTCATAAAGCCCCTGTTAAGCCTTCCATGGATCTACAGCGGATGTCTCCCTGGCTGCTGTGGACTTTGGTCATCATGGGATTCGTAGCTTGGAACCAGCCTCAGCAACTGGAGGTGGTCCTCTACAAAGCTGGACTGGTGACTGGGGCTGCGTGGCTTGGGTACTGGATTGATCGATCCTTGTTCACTCGATTCAGAGTCGAGGAAAAAAATGAGGACCTTGCTGTATCGATGATTCGCCGGGCGATTGTGGTTGGATGCGTAGTTATTGGTATGACACTTGGTCTGTAAAACTCGCAGCCGTTATGGTTGGGGTTTTGTTTGCCATGCCGGTGCATGGCGACGTACCTCGTGCCGCTCTGTTATACAGAAACGACCTGATCCGGGAAAGTCGAGCCGTGTGGGGACTGTCTTCTCCTGTTGCGACATTCGCGGGGCAGATCCATCAAGAAAGTGGCTGGAACCCTTCCGCACGATCACCATTTGCTGCAGGACTGACGCAGTTTACTCCAGCGACTGCTGAGTGGATTGGCAGTGCGTATTCTGATTACGTGGGCAAAGGTAACCCGCTAGAGCCTCAGTGGGCAATCCGCGCACTTGTTCAATACGATAGACACCTGTGGGATCGAGTGAGTGCTCGATACGAGTGTGACCGGATGGCTTTCACCTTGTCTGCTTACAATGGGGGAGCAGGGTGGGTAGCCAAGGACAAGAAAAAAGCAGCAGCTAATGGCTTGGATAGCGAGCTGTGGTTCGGCAATGTCGAATCGGTTAATGGTGGAAGAGCAGCTTGGGCTTTCAAGGAAAACCGGGACTACCCCCGAAAGATTTTGCTGAAGCATCAGCACTTGTACGATTCATGGGGTCGTAAAACCCCTTGTGAGGCTACCAATGTTCGGACTCTTGAATCCGATAAGCATGGCTCAGAAGATAGCCGTAGCGGTGCTGGGGGTGCTGTTACTAGCGGGAGCAACCTACCATTTGACGAAGGTGACTTTGCTCAACAGACAAAACGCGAAGCTTGTAGCAACCGTCTCAGAGCAAGCGTCTCAGATTGCTCAACTCCAGTTTGCGAAACAATCCCTGGAACAGGCGAATCAAGCGTGGTCACAATCTGCAGACCGGCAAAATGCCCAGATCCAGTCGCTGTTAGCTGTTCAGAAGACTAGCACCAAGCGCATGGCTAAAGAGATGGAACAGGCTAAAAAGAAGGCACAGCTCCATCAGGAAGAGGCGGCTCGCTGGAAGAAGCTCGCTCTATCTAAAGAGGGGGCTATGGAGAAAGAGCTGGAGAAGCGGTTCAACCAGTATCTGAAGGAGCGGCAGCAGTGAAACCAATATCACTCTCCCCCCTGCTGTTCTTGGCTGGCTGTGCATCTTGTCCAGAGCAAACCACTGTCTACGTACCCAAAGAGGTCATGGTCCCGGTCCCGATCTCGTGCCAAGCACCGGATGTGCAACGACCTGAGTACCTGCTGAACGACAAGCAGATAATTTCACTACCTCTCTTGTCGAAGTGCGCTGCCACCCTGAGTGAGGTGGAACAACGAGAAGCCTACGAGCAACAACTGGAAGCCGCCTTGAAAGCGTGCAAGTGAGATCACCATGCCTTACAAGTCCAAAAAGCAGCGTCGATATTTTCTAGCGTGCGAACACGGCTACGAGCCTCCCGGCGGCAAGAAGTGCCCCCCGCAAAGCGTGATCGATGAATTCGAAGGCAAAAGGGTCGAGAAGGCGTGCAAGCGCAAGCGGATGAAAAAGATGCTGCCTCTGGATTGACAACCAGCCCCTTCTAAGGTAATTTCCTCTCCAGCCTAGGAGGGGTCATGCTTTGGTTTGCTGTTCATTCTCGGGTGCCGATCATCACGGCAACCACCTCCGACACCGTAAATATTGCCCATTACTTAATGGCATCGTTTGGTGTCTGCTATCCCTTTCAAGGCAAGATCAATTCTGATCGTCTCTACTACTGCTTCGACAGTCCGCTGTTGAGTCAGACGAAAATAGCGGCTCCCTGGTCCAACTTTATCGAGCTATCCAGATCCCTGGAAGGTGAAGGGTCGTCTCTGCTCGTCATCAATCCAAGTAACTCCATTCAAGAAGCTTTCGACGTTGGCGAGGTAGTCTTTCAGCCGGAGTACATTCTTTCCACGCTGAAAAAAATGTTCCCCGACGTTTTTGAAGAGGAGGAGGATGCGAAATGGAAGTTCGCTGTGCGTGGATTGACTGCGAAGCAAGCCATCGATATTTTCAAGTTTGCTCGTCATTCGTACTCCCATCTTTCTGCGGTCTCGGCTTTTCGAAAAGCTCGCTCCAAAATAATTGGGCACCGGAAGGGACTTTTTGAGGTGCCTGTGGAGCAGGATTTCTACTACGTAGAACCGCACATCGAAGAGTGGATTGCGCTGAACAGACCTTTCTTCAAGCAGAAGGTCGATCATCGTTTAGTGCCACGGGGCTTGCTGTTTTCCGGACCTCCTGGAGTGGGAAAAAGCATGGCAGCAAAGCGCATCGCTGCTGAGATGGATGTGCCTTTGTACCGACTGGACCTTGCTGCTTCTCTGTCCAAGTGGCACGGAGAAAGCGAAGCCAACCTCGCCAAGTCTCTTGCTGTCATTGATCAGGAAGAGCCGTGCGTATTGCTCATCGATGAGGTCGAGAAGATCTTCTCCTCGTCGGCAGATGAGGTGTCCTCGCGTTTGTTGTCACAGTTGTTGTGGTGGCTTCAGGAGCACGATAGTCGAGTGCTTACCGTGATGACGACCAACGATTTGGAGGCTCTGCCGAAGGAGATCTACCGCAAAGGTCGAGTGGATCGAACCATCTCGATCCAGGTCCTTGGGGATGGAGAGGCTCAGCTTCTGGCTAGGACCCTGCTCGATACGTTCCCGATGGGTCAAGCGCAGAGGAAGAAGATTCTTGCTGCGGTTGAAAAGACTTTGGGCGACAGTGCCTTAGGTCTTGCCCACGCCGACGTAGTGCAATTGGTTTATGAGCACATCAAAAAAGAGAAGTTTGACAAGCTGAAAAATCTGTAGTCGAATTCGTTTGCCACATCCGCCATACCGGCGTAATCTTTTCCCGAGGAGGGGACAATGGAACTGCACACTGATTTCAATCTGAAGAAGATCAAGGGCACCAACCCTCACAACGAGTATTTCGTTATTACCCAGACCCCCGCTATGACGGTGGGTGTCCGTGCATTTTTGCAGCCATCCTTTGGAGGTGAGCTGGTGCTGGGGATGCGCGTCAGGGCTCTGACCAATTCTCCTGAGACTGCTGCCGAGGACACCGGTCTGGAGCTGATTCCCAAGTCAGACGAGCACGCCAGCCAGACCTTCGTGATCCCGCTGGGTAACCTGTTCACCCTGGCGGCGGAAGCGGTGATTGCTCGCATCCAGGAAAACAACCTGGGTCAGGTGATGACCGACCACATCGTCGGTGCGCTGAAGAAGACCATTGGGGTCACCGAGCCAGAGTTCGTGGTCAGCGAGGCTCTGCAGGCTGTCATCGATGATGTGAAGATGCGAGCCGACGAGGATGAAGTTGATTTCACTGTTCACGCAGCCGAGAAGCTGTCGAAGAACGATTACGACGGCTGATGCTTTTGCTCCCTTGTGCCCGCCTTAATCGGCGGGCTTTTTTTTGTGGAGGACCCATGCTGGACTCAGACAGGCTGGAACTGGCTCTAGGACGCTCTGCGGCTCGATTGATCCGCCAGATCAGGTACTGGGGCAAACGCGGCGCAGGGAAGCTCGCAGGGGATCAGAGATGGGTCTACAACACGCAGGAGGAGTGGGCTAAGCAGGCAGCGGTGTCTGTGCGGTCCATCCGCTATGCCGTTGCTCGCCTGAGAAAGCTGGGCATCCTCCAGGTGGCTTACCTCAACAAGAGCCCCTTCGACAGGACCCAGTGGTTCTACCTCGATGAGGAGAAACTGGCAAAAACCCTTGTCACTATCGATCCGGCAAACCTTGCCGCATCAGAACCGGCAAACCTTGCCGCATCAGAACCGGCACACTTTGCCGGTTGTTATGAACAAAGAAATACTCAAGGAGATTACTTCAAGGAGATTAACGGCGAGCTATTCGCTCGCCCTAAAAACCCCCCAGGAGAATTTCCTCTCTCTGCAGGAGAAGAGAAGAAGAGAGAAAATAGAGGTATATCTATTTCCTCCTATGGAAAGTCAGAAAAGGATTCCGCGCGGGCAATTAATTTCACAGGTGGTGGTGAGATGAAGGTCAACGAGCTGAAGGACAAGGCAACCGAGCGTATCCGCAACCCCAAGGTCCCGGAGGCTAAGGTTTACTCGCTGGCGCGTTACTGGGCAGAGACTGTGCCCCTGGTCTCTACGCAGCGGAAGGTGGTCGTTGGTGGCAAGGAGCGTGGGTTGATGAAGACCATGCTCAGGACTCTAGGAGATGATGCGCCCTCGATCCTGGCGAAGGTGGTCAATCATTGGGATGACTATCGTCGCCACCTCCGAGAGTATGAAGCCCTCTATGATTCCCCTATCGAACCTAACCTCCCGTATCTCATCGCACATTTACAGAGTGCCTTGGATTTGACAGTCGGCACAAAAGCCAACAAACTCCCGGAAAAGAAAAAGCAGAGCGAATACGTTAACTACGAAGCCGCGTATTTGCCCTACTGGAAAACGCAGAAACCCATTCCATGGGTAGGGCTGGCTGGGAATGCAGATGAGCCAAGTACAGACGACGAAAAATCAGGTAATTGATACGGTCTACCATGCTCGTCTTCTGGAGAGCCTGCATGAGGTCGTTTCTGTTGCCGGAATTTCCAAGGATCAGATCTTCAAATCTGCCACGGAGATTTGTGGGCAGGAAGAGATCCAGTGGATTGTCGATTTTCGCAAGCACCGTTTTGCAGACCGTAGGGCTGGCCTTTGCTTTACTGGGGCTTACCATCGCATGGTGCCTCGCATGTCTGCTCTGGTTGCTGTCCTGCTTCGCAACTACATCGATGCGAGACTGGTCACTTTGAATCGTCTATTTGATGAGGAGGATTCTGCAGCGGAGGAAGCCTCTGCTCTGTTCGTTCCAAACTTCTATGTCTCTGCAGAGGGGAAGCCTCTTTCTGCGTGGCAATCTCAGATTGTTTTTGATCGTCTGACCAATCGGTTTTCCAGGTCGCAGATGTCCATTCTGTTTGTCCAGGACTTCGCAATGATGGGCAAGCATTATGGCTCTGCAATGCGGGACTTCATCCAAGAAGAATTCGATGTACTGGGGGCGTAAATGGATGTTGGAGGTTTTGCGCTTTTGGCTCTGTGCCGGGAGCAAGATGTTGCTGCGTATGTTGCCGCGCATTTCACTGAGGATTATTTCCTTGATGAGGAAGAGGTCGAGCTATTTGCGAAGTGCCAGGACTTCGTTTCCAAATACCACAAGCTTCCTACCCTACAGACGTTGGAAGAGATCTTCGGCACTCTGCCCGAGTGTCCTGAGCCTCCTCCCTTCTACTGCGATTTAACGACTGAGCGATTTGTCCACCGGACCCTCAACTCCGGTCTGTATGAATGTAGTGGCTTTGTCAAATCGCAGGAGCTGGAAAAAGCGATACTGCGTTTGAAGGAAGTGCTGAATATCGTGACCGCTGCCATTTATCGGCAGACCATGGTGGAGTTCGCTGAAGACGCTCATGCTCTCATCCAGGAGGCGTATACCGCCAAGCTTCTGGGCACCGATGGTGGGGCGATTCTGACCGGCTGGGAGACCCTCGATCACATGAGCGGAGGGATTGGAGCCGGGGACATCGTGTCCATCGTGGGCCGACCAGCCACGGGCAAATCTTGGAATTCGCTTTACATCGCGCACAACATTTGGTGGGAGCAGGAGCGTAGTGTGCTGTTCGTCTCGATGGAGATGGACACCCTGTCACTGACTCAACGTCTGGCAGCGATGCACACCCATTTGTCCATCTCCTCTCTCAAGGCTGCAAGCTTGGAGAACGCTCATCAGGCACATCTAGCCTCTTCCCTCGTTGCTATCAAGGACCATCCTTCCAAGCTCTGGATCGTGGATGGCAACTTGACGAGCACTCCTACCGATATCTTCTCCCTGGCTTCGCACCTTAACCCTGACATTGTCATCGTGGATGGTGCCTACTTGATGCGGCATGAAAATCCAAAGCTGGATCGTTTCACCCGAGTAGCGGATAACGTCGAGCAGGTTAAGCGAGGTGCCTCTTCTCTCAAGATGCCGGTGATCTGTTCGTGGCAGTTCAACCGTGAGGGTACGAAGAAAAAGAAGGGGAAGGATTACGAGGTCGGCATCGAGCACATCGCTTACTCCGACGCAATCGGTCAGGTGTCCTCGATCATCCTGGGCCTGCTGCAGACCGATTCAGTGGAGACGCTGCAGGCTCGCGAGATCCAGATCCTCAAGATGCGAGAGGGGCCGATTGGAGCCTTCAAAATCCGCTGGGACTTTAAGTCCATGGATTTCACTGAGATCCCGCTCACCGAAGGGGAAACAGTGCAATTTGAACAGCTCAGTCATACTTGACATATCACAGGTTTGATACTTAAATTTGTCTTGAAACCCCGGACCAGTGCCACAGGACCCCCTTCCCACCTGTCGGCCCCCTTCTGATCCGGGGTTTCTTTTGCCTTCCTAGTTGACAAACGCCCAGGTCTCGTGGGAATATACTCCTCACAGACACATGGCAGACAGGAGTGAGACCATGAAATCCAAGACCGCGCTGTTCGCCGCCCTCGCCGAGATTACTGGCGACGCAACCTTCGTAACCGAGGGTCTGAGGCATCACCGAGTCAGCGACGAGACCTTCGGGCGCAAGAGTTTCATCTACCTCTTCGCCAAGAAGGACACTCGTAAGCAGCTCTATCGGGAGCTGGTCAATCGGGGCTTCAAGGCGACTCTCACGGATCACCGGGACGACTCTCCCATCGATGTTCAGGTCAGCTACTTCAAGGGCTGGCACTGGGACGAGTGATTGACAACCCTACAGGTCTATGAGACGATAATTGCACTACATGGAGACAGGAGTGGACCATGAGGCTCAGCTACGAATCTCTCACCGGGCGGCTGGTTTCGTTGGAGATCACCTCCATCAGCCCCGTTAAGGACAAGTGGGGCAGGTTCATGTACCACCACATCTACCTGAAGGGTCGCAAGCAGTCGGTGCGCGTCGATGACGCTAACGTGTACCGGGGCTGGAACCTGATCGGCATCGAGCCGGAAATCCACTGACACCTACAACTGGGGAGCAAACCATGAGCACTATGAAGATCGTCTACAGCACCTCCTTCTACTCGCCCACTGGCTGGTCGGCGCAGATCAAGGTCGAGTGGCCGGAGTACTGGTGGTCCTCGCCGTTCGATGTCCATCTGCGCTCCGTCTATGATGCAGAGGCGAAGAAGTGGACCTACGACCTGAGCGGCGGCTGGGGCACGGGTGGCTGGCAGTCTGGGGTGCCCTTCAGTACCATTTGCGCCGCGATGGAGAAGATCATGTCCTTCGCGAAATACTTGGAGGGGCAGCTCGATCACAACCTTGTGACGCTGGGGCTGATCAACAACGAGAAGGCACTGCAGAAAGCCATCGAGCGGTCCATCCAGGACGCAGCGCACTTCTGCGCCAGGATCGAGGCCCAGGTGATGACCTTCCAGCAGTGGGCAGACCTGATTGCCGAAGAGCGTGCAGCGAAGAATGCAGCCTGATTGACAATCTTTCTCCCTTCGGGGAGGATTCTTTTTGTCTGGAGGAGGAAACATGGTTACAAAGACGAAGGCCAAACAGGCGACAGTCCAGGCCAATCTGATCCAGGAAGTGGTCGAGACCCTTGCTGATCTGAAGGAGAAGATCAAGGAGCTGTCCGCACTGGAGGATCAGTACGACAAGCAGCGCAAGTTTCTGCTTAATCTGATTCCAGACAAGGTCCCCAAGGATCAGCCTTTTGTCTTTGAGGGGATCGAGCACAATGTCGAGTTTTCTCCTCAGAGCGAGAAGCGGAAAGTTACCGACATGAAGAGGCTGGCTGAGCTGATCGGCATCGATGTCTTTTTTGATATTTGTACGGTTCCCCTCAAGGAAGTTGACAAGTACCTCACCGAGCTTGAGGCTGAGCAGGTTGTCGAGACCAATCGTACCGGAGCACGGGTGATGAAGGTGGTGGACAAATGAAGCTGATCGAGGACATCAGGAAGGTTCTGCGGAGTCGAGACAGTCTGTACCAGGAGATTGTCTCTCTGGAGAAGGAGAATCAGCGACTGCAGGTTGAGGTCCATAAGCTCAAGGAAGCATTCGCCGAGGTGACCACTGTTCTCTGCTACGTGCGAGACGTAACTACCACTGCGGCAAGTCGCAATGTCTGATGCCCCTCTTCGTTACCGGTTCTGTTCGAACTGCCAAACGCACAAGCGAGAGGAAACCGGTGCTTGGAAGGTGAGCAACGGGGTCAGACGATTCGTGTGCTTTTCGTGCCGACAGAAGAAGAACCAAAGTGGATTTGCATCAGGGCGAACAGTTTCTACTAGCTCTCGGAGCTGACTCCATCACTCAAGGTGGAGACTGGCTGCGATGCAGTTGTCCACTTGCTGCTTGGCGACATGCCGGGGGATCAGACTCCAACCCTAGCTTTGGTCTTCGTATCGATGTACAGAGCAGAGTCAATTGTTTTGCGTGCGGGTTTCATGGGGACGTAAAAGATCTTTTGATTGAGATACGTTACTGGGTACAGAGTACTGGTGTACCCGCAGGCATGGATTTGGCGTTAGCTACTTCTATCGCTTACGAAGAGGTTGAACAGGGGTACATACAGCAGCAGAGCTGGAGTCTCAGCAAACTTTTTGAGCAGCCCAGACCCTGGCCCGAGAAGTGGATCAGTTCGTTTTTTTATGCCGACCTCGTGTCTGAGGCTAGCGAGTATCTTTCTGCCAGAGGCGTTACCAATGCAGTCTCCAGATCTTTCGGTTTACGATGGGACCCCAAGCGTCATGCGATCCTTTTCCCTCTGCGTTCACACGCAGGGCAATTGGTCGGGGCACGGGGGCGATTGCTACAGGGCAGTCCCAAATACCTGGATTACAAATACCAGGGGCATAGCAATGCGAAGTTTTGTCTCTACAACCTGGAGCGCATCTCCTATCTCAAACCACTGGTGATCACCGAAGGGACCTTCGATTGTCTCTCGGTTGCACGGGTGTATCCGAATGTGGTGTCCACTTTAGGGGTGGCATTAAGCAAACAGCGGTTGTCGTTGCTGAAGAACGCACCGGAGATCTGGTGTTTCTTCGATGACGACAAGGCTGGCAGGGACGCAGAAATACGAGTGAAGGAGTCACTCAAAACCAGTGTGGTCAGACGGGTGCCGTACAAAGTTGCGGCAAAAGATCCCGGTGAAATGACCAAAGAGCAAATCCATGAGTGCTTACAAGGCACAGGAGTTTTGACATGAGTTGGCTGAAGAAAGGCAATGAGTCTGCACAAGCAATGGCTCAGGACGAGCAGGAAATTTCTGCGCGTAAAAACCGTACCCGCAGATTTTGGGTGAAGGAGGGTGGTGAGGAGAAGCGCATCACCTTCGTTGACGGTAACCTGACGAAGGAAGGCAACCTCGACATTGTCACAACCTACGAGCATCAACTGCTGCGGAATGGACGCTGGGACAACTTCCACATCTGCACGATGAAAACGGACGGGGCTTGTCCGATCTGCGAGGACGGTGATACTCCGGCGTTTATCGGTGCTCTCACCATCATCAATCACACTCCCTACACAGCAAAAAATGGCAAGATCTACAAGGATCAGCGTGAGCTGTTTGTGTGCAAGCGTGACACGATCAAGCTGCTCACTGCTATTGCCGTGAAGCGCGGCGGCTTAGCGGGCTGCACGTTTGATGTTGTGCGTGTGGGAGACAAGGCGGCAAGAGTTGGTTCGCAGTTCGACTTTGTCGAGAAGCTTCCTCTCGCTGCTCTGCGGGGCAAGTACACCTACAAGACCCAGGAGGGTAAGGTGCTTTCGCTCTTCACTCCGCTGAAGTACGAGGAGGAGCTGGCGTATCTCTCTCCCACTGAGTTGCGTGGGATGGGGTTCGGTACGAGCCCAGTAGTATTTCAGTCTGCCCAGGAAAAGTCGTTTGTCGAGACTGCTGATGAGCCTGACGACGACTCCATTCCTTTTGAGACTGAAGAACTTCCCGAGTAAGGAGGCGGGGGGCGAAAGCCCCCCCTACCCATGATTACTGATCTCCCTCCGCTGTTCGTGGATGCGTTGGCGTGGTTCCCTGACTCTCCGGCAATCCGTCGAAGGGCTAAGCATCTTTCGCGATTCGGTGAAGAGCTTAACCTGCTCGTGGAAAAAGACGGGCTTGTTGGTCTACCGAGAGAAGAATGCTACCCGGCTCAGACGCTGGATGAAGACCACCGGTCTTTTGGATCGAAGACTACTTTTCTCGTTCGCAGTCCTCCGCGCAATCGAGAGCAAGAGCGAGTAATCGAGGAGTCCTATCGTCTGCTCAAGGAGGAGAAGAACCACATCTTTCGAGCGACCACTGGCTTCGGCAAAACCTATTGCGCTTTGGCGATTGCTGCTCGCCTGGGAACCACTGTACTGGTAGTGGTCACCAAAGAGGACTTGATGGAGCAGTGGCAGAAAGCGATCCTCAAACACACAACGCTGACTGAAGATGATATCGGATTTGTTCAGCAGGACCGATGCGACTATCGAGACAAAGCCATCGTTATCGGGATGGTTCAGTCTATCGCCAAGGACAAGTACGGAGACGACTACAAGTCCTACTTCGGGCTCGTCATTTTCGATGAGGTTCATCGCATGGGGGCTGACACCTTTTCGCTCTCGTGCCAATTCTTCTCTGCGGTTTACCGGCTGGGGTTATCAGCAACCCCGTACCGGATCGATGGCAAAGACATGGTCTTCACCTCGCACATTGGACCTGTCCGAGTCCAGACGGCATTGGTCGCGGTGCCGCCAAAGGTGTACATGATCGAGACGGGGTGGAGACCCCGAGGGTACATCTACTACACCCCCGGCAAGATGATGGGGCTGATCAAGGCTCTGGCGGAAGACCGTGCGAGGAATGACCGTATTGTCAAACACATCTATCGAGCCTGGGAGGGAAAACGGGTCACCATTGTCTTTAGTGATCTTAAGATCACTCACCTGAGGGTGCTGCATGATCTTGCGGTAGAGGCTGGCATCCCCGCCACCGAGATGGCTTATTACGTCGGTGGACTGACCGAGGCTCAGCGAGAGCTGGCGAAGACCAAGCGCATTATCCTGGCGACCTATGCGATGGTGGGCGAGGCTACTGATATCCCATGGCTCGATGTAGCAATCCTGGCAACCCCACGAGCGAATGTGCAGCAAGCGGTGGGCAGAGTGCTACGTGAGGTGGAAGGGAAGCCTGTCCCGATCATCGTTGATTTCATGGACACAGCCATACCTGAGTTGAAGCAGTACGCTCACAAACGTCTGCGTACCTATGCAAGTTTGTCTGCAGTTGTAGAAACCCGTGGTCTCTAGTACAGTTGACAACCAGCCTTGGGAGGGGTTTGACATGAAGCTATAGGAGACTACTGTGGACAGTGAGAGCGCATCCAATTTCCAGCGTTGGTATGAGCGTAACAAGGAGGAATTCAACGCTAAGCGTCGGGCACGCTATCACCAGGATCAAACCTACAAGCAACGGGTGATGGAGTATTCGCGGATCTCACGGCAGAGAGCGAAGTCTCGACCTAAAGCTCCCAAGCGTGAATGGCTGCTCTCCGAAGTGTCGGCACTCGTCGGGGTATCAGTGACCACTCTGAGGTATTGGGAAGCCCGGAAGTACATACCAAAGCCGGATGATGATCGGATCGTGCGACGGTATAACGTCCAACAAGTGTCTCTCCTACAGTATTTCGCATCACATTACAAAGACTATCGTGGGCTGAGGAAGGCAGGCGAGATGTCCTTCCATGATCTCAACGATAACCTGCAGAAGCTAGCCGAGTTTGTGCGGCGGGAGTGGAGCAATGCCAGTCAAAATCGTCAAGAAGGGTCACAGCGGATCAGTCGTTGAAGAGGTGGTACACAAGGACAAAAGTACATCCAAGAAGGAGACCGAGCTGCCTTTCGAGCATGACGGTGATGGTGCAATGGCCGAGGTGGGTATCGTGTTGGGTCGCACCGTGAACCTGCAGAATTACGAGTCGGCCAGGGTCTCCGTCTCTATCAAGATGCCTTGCCCTCCAGAGGACCTGGATGAGACCTTTGAAACCATTCAGTCTTGGGCGGATGAGCGTGTGGGGCAACTGTTGGACGAGATCATGGGATCAAAGCAGTGAAGGTCGCCCAGATCGTCAAGCAGGTTCAGAAGGAGCATGGGGAAAAGATTGGAGGCTTGGGGCACCAGTATCCTGAGGCTCCCAGGCTGCCTACAGGCATCTTTGAGCTGGACCTGATGCTGGGGGGAGGCTTCCCCCGAAGTCGTCTCTCACAGCTCTACGGGGCCGAGTCGTCTGGTAAGACGATGCTGGCATATCTCCTCATCGCTGAGACGCAACGTCGAGGTCTGGCAGCGGTGCTGCTCGATGTCGAGGGGACCTACGATGCAGCCTGGGCAAAAAAGTGCGGAGTCGATCCCGATGCCCTGGTGGTGTTGGAGCCCAACACGGTAGAGCAGTGTAGCGACATCGCTGAGGACTTTGCCTATGCCGATGATCTGGGGCTGCTCATCGTAGACTCGGTAGCGGCTCTTCTTACTCAGAACGAGTTGGAGTCTGAGACAGGCAAGATGGCTGTGGGTGGCAGCGCACTGCTTGCTACTCGCATGATGAAGAAGATGATGACGGCACTGAAGAAGGCCCGGAGCAATGGTATCGATCCGGCTATCCTGCTCATCAATCAGATCCGCACGAAGGTGGGTGTGTTGTATGGCGACACCGAAAGTCTTCCCGGAGGCAATGCCGCCAAATTTTTTCCCACGCTGAATGTGCGACTGCACGCAAAGAAGAAGGTTGACAAAGCGGTGCATCCTTCTCTCAATACGTGGGCAACTACGACGGCTACCATTAAGAAGGCAAAGCTTCCGCACACCTCTTTATCCTGCGAGTTCGACCTCTGTCTGTATGAGCATGAGGGGTTGCAGGTAGGGCAGACTGACTCGTGGAAGCTGGCGCACAACTTGATGCGAGGGCATGGCATCATTACGAAGGTCGGCACTACCTACGAATACGATGGCATGACGTTTCCTACTCTGTCTGCCCTCCGAGAGCTGTACCGCACTGATCCAGTGATGCGGGCAGGGATGCAAGACAAAGTGGTGGCAGCGGTCAAATCGAGTCCTCCTCCGAAAAATGCAGAGTCCGAAGCAGCAGAAGAAAGCGAGTGAAGGGTCAGGTAGTGCGGGCAGGAATAACGAGCGCATTAAGGCTCAGCGTCTTCGCGCTGTTCGTACTCCTGGTTCTGGTGTTTTTGCTGGAGCTAAGGGTGATATGCAGGTAGGAGATTTCCTCCTGGAGAACAAGAGCACGAAGAATCGCTCACTGGGAGTGAGCCTTGCGTGGCTGACCAAGATAGCGCACGAGGCAGCGATGAAGGGCAAGGTCCCCGCATTGTCTGTGTCGTTCACCACTGAGTCCGGTGTAGACGTTGATGATGGGTCTTGGGTGATGGTGCCTGAATGGTGGTTCAGAGATGCACTTGACAAAGAATCTGCCTAAGGCTTTTTCCCTGGTGGACATGCTGCACGGGGTGCTTGGCGGCAAAGTACCTGCCCGGCCTTACACCACTATTCGTGCGTCAGCAGTCACCAAGCAGGACCTCGCCTTTTGTCCGCGAGAAGTAGCCATCCTGGATTTGAAGAAGCAGAAGCCGAAGGACGAGTACATCGCTCCGGCTACCAAGGTGGCGTTTGAGCAGGGTGAATCACTGCATCATCTTGCTCGCAACAACTGGCTCAGGTCAGTTGCTATCGGGGATTGGAAGTGTCCGATGTGCGGGCACAAGCACTACTTCACTCTTGCTCCTAAAGCCGATTGTCCGAAGTGCGGGATGAAGGGCTCTGCCTTTCTCTACTCCGAAGTGGAGATAAAGAGCGAGCATTACATCTGGGGCAATCTGGATCTCATCATCGATGAAGGGCTGGACAAGCACTGCATGGTCGAGATCAAGACCATCGATAAGGACCAGTTCAAAGAACTCAAGATGCCTCTCGCAGAACACCGTCTTCGCACTAATTTGTACCTGGAGTTAATTCGTACTTCTACTCTTCCCGAGAAGGACCACATCAATCAGGACTACGCTCGCATCCTCTACATCTCGAAAGGCTACGGGGCTAAGAACGATGACGGCAAGGTGTCTCCCTTCCGCGAGTTCAAGGTGTCCTACGAGCTTAGCCTTCTGAAGCCGTACATCGAGAAGGCACAACTCGTGAAGCTGTTCCGTGAGACCGGCAAGATCCCCAAGCGCATTTGTCCATCTGCTATGGGTCCGCGAGTGAAAGCGTGTTCAGTCGGTGCCGACTGTTGGAGTGCCACGTATCCTGAGGGGGCAGTGTGCAAGTTCTCGGACTAGATCCCAGTACCAAGACTGGCTGGGCAATTGTGAAGGTGGATACTGCGGGTGTCATCCAGCATGAGACGGGTGTCGAATCCTTTTTCGGTACTGGCATCCATCGTATGCGGCAGGTTGCTGATTGGGTGTCGGTGTTCCTTTATGACTACAACAGCAGTCCTTTCGATCTGGTGGTCATCGAGGGCTACGCCTATTCCAACTTCCACACTCTAGCAACGCTTGTGGAGATCGGCACAGCTTTGCGCCTGGGTCTCGATCATGCAGACTATCCATACCTCGATGTTTCGCCGACTTCCCTGAAGAAGTTTGTGACCGGCAAAGGCAACGCGAAGAAGGATCTCGTGATGAAAGAGATCTACAAGCGATGGGGGACCGAGTTTGACACCACCGATGAGGCTGATGCCTTCGGTCTTGCCATGGTGGGGGTAGCGGTCCTGGACAAATCTCCAGTTTTTTTTACAGCAGATCAGCGTAAACTCGCTAGATCGCTTGGGAAATGAAAAAAGAGAGTGACATCAATATCACTCTATGGTAGGCTTCGGTTCACGGGTGGGGTGGTCTCACCCCGGTTGACAACTCCTGAGGAGGGACAATGGCGACGGCTACCGCGAAGAAGAAAGTGACAGAGGAAGAGGTGGACCTCCTGTTGGAGACGGCTCATTCCATCGAGACACTGTCGAAGGACAAGGCTCTCGCCATGGCTACGCACCTCGTGGAGGAGCGGGGCTTCGGTGATTTCAGGCTGGGGGGCCTGCTCACCGTTATCAATCAGAACGGCTGGTGGGAGCCCTACGAGAGCTACAAGGCATACCTGGGTGCTCACGGCATTCAGTACAGAAAGGCTTGCTATCTCTCCGACATCTACACAAAACTGGTAGAGGCGCAGATCCCCTGGAGCGCAGTGAAGGATGTCGGCTGGACCAAGCTGAAGGAGATGGTCCGCATTCCTCTCACTCCCGACAATGTTGAGGAGTGGGCAGAGAAAGCCCAGAGCATGACTGTTGTGCAGTTGCTAGATGCAATCAAGAAGGCTAAGGGGCTGTCCTCGATCACCGGCACTGAGTCCTCTACGTCTCTCAGCACCATGACGTTCAAGGTGCATGAGGATCAGAAGGACACCATCAGGCAGGCTCTCGACAAGATCCGGGAGGAGATGCCCACCGAGCACGATGCCGTTGCTCTGGAGGCTCTGGCGATTGCCTACATGGGTGGCGAGGTCGAGATCAAGACCGTGGCGACTGATCCGGTCTCGGTCCCGGAGGTGGTGTCCCTTGCTGCCCTGCTCAAGAAGGAAGGCTACGAGGCTGTGCTGTCGGCGTGGGAGGAAGCCTTCCCCGAGCTGGATTTGACCCTGTCAATGACCTGATTTGCTCCCAAGTGGTTGATATTAGGGGGGTTTAAGACCCCCCTTTTTTCTGCCTGCTTGTTGACAAACGCACACCTCTCAGGCACCATACTCTTACATCGAGACAGGAGTGGACGATGAACACCAGCTACTACCATTCGGCCCGGTACGTTCTCACCAAGATCCTTGAGGAGAATGCGGCGGCTCTGGAGCGTTACCTCCGCAAGCACGCTGAGAGCTTGACGCTAGAGGAGATTGAGAACCTGCGGAAGCGTCATGCGGAGACTCGGTCCTATCTCCTGCGGTCCAACATCTGAGGAGGATGCCATGAAACTCAAGATCGAGGTCGAGGTCCTGGTTACTCATACCGAGGAGACTCTTGACGAGGCTCTGGAGCGGGCAAAGGAGCTGATCAACCTCCCCGGCTGCAACCGGGTCATCATCGAGAAGCCCAACAAGAAGCACTCCATCTACGCCGAGTACGAGGTCCACGCTCTGAGTGCTGAGCGGGTCACCTGGATCGAGAAGTACGCTACTGACAAGGACTACTGAGGAGGGCATCGTGGAACTGGAGCGGCGAGCAGAGTACGTGCGGGAAGCCATCGAGGACGGCTACTCCCCGACTTCCGAGGATCTGGAGCTTCTGCTCTATGTCGAGGACCTGGAGCAGGAGTACTCCTGGTATCGCCAGCACCTCGACCAGCACCCCTGCGGTCTGGAAGACGCTGACAGGACCCCTCATCATTGACGAATGAATCACAAGCGTGGCAGACCAAAGAATCGGCGGGCAGGTTGTCTCATGTGCAAGCCCAACAAGATGAACGGCTGGAACAAGTCCAGGTACGTTCATTTTGGCTTCGGTAAATTCCGCGCCTTCGATGGAACAGAGCATGAACTACGCAACCATTCTTAAGGCGGGCAAAGGCAATGATTGCCATAATCCCGCTGGCTCTCCCAACAGCACGGGCGGGCAGTTCTGCTCTTCGACCAGTGCTTCTATTGCTACCTCGCGCACTCGGCCTAAGGAGCAAGTGATTTTCGAGAAGCCCCTGGAAGGTCCTAATGGTGTGAAATTAGTTTCATACGTTTGGCAGTATGACTACGACACCTTCATTGACTCGCGGGGCGAGGAGCAGACCAAGCGGGTTTCCAATTGGGATGAGTCGGTCCCCTCTGCAATAACCAACCGGCAAATCGTTCACCAGTTCGGTATCGAGCGCAATGGTGTCGCTGAGCTAGTCTCTGCTGAGACTGCCGCCAAGCTGCTCACGGGTGGTGATGCTGAGATCAAAGCCAAGTTCAAGAGCGTTGCGTCTGCAGCGAAGACTCTCGCCAAGCAGCGCATGAAGTTGATGGCTCTGCAGGCCGAGGCGCAGCAGATGGAAGTCGTTAGAGCCCAGGTCGATAAGCTGCCCGATCCTAAGATCACTGCACGCATGAGAGCAGAGGGAGACCCCAGCTATATCCCGCAGGGTTCGGTAATCATCGAGGCCAATGGCGAGCGGGTTACTTTCAAGCACCCTATGCGAGCGGTCAGCGATGAAGACAGGCTTAAGCATGTCCTCGATTGGAGTACGGTGGAGGACGCTAAGTTTCTCTGGAGAGAGGATCAGTACACTGCTCAAGGTGCGCCTTCTCATAAATACGGCAAAGTGAAAGCGGATCTCTCTTATGCAGAGCGAGACGTTAAGCGCACCGAGAAGAAGATCAAGGGGCTCACCAAATGAACTATGCCAAGGTCCTAAAGGGCAACGATTGCCACGAGCCCAAAGGCTCATCGAAGGGTGGACAGTTCTGCAGGTCCCAGGCTCGTGTTGGTGGCGAGACGGCTGCTAGCAATGGCTACTTCTACAAAGGCGGGCAATTCCTTCCGAGCACCGAGGACCCACCCGGCACTTATCGTATTGGCAAGAAGCGGTACAAGGTAAGGCGAGAAGAGGTGGCCCCTGGAGAGTTTGCAGAGCAGCCTACTCCTACTTCTAGAGCCATCTATCCCCAGGTGGCTTTCTTTGCAAGGAGAGCTTCTTCTGGTGCCCTTGAGTTTATCCCTGGAGCTAAAGATGCTACTGGGGCTTCTCTAGATGTTGATAAAGAGGTGCGATTTGGCATCAAGGGTTTTCTTGGCAAGAACTCCGTGTCTCTGCGGACTCTTCTCGACAGATACAATCAAGGTGAGCGTTGGTTTGATATCGGAGAGTTAGAGGGCACTTCGTTACGAGAGCCCAAGTTGGATCGCTATGTAGAAGGCAAGGGTTACGCTCATGCCTCTAGCAATGAGGGCTGGAAGTTCTCTCGGGTAATGCGCCCAACAGGCTCCGATAGAGAGTGGATTGTGCAGGTAGATGCCGAGGGTCACGAGCGGTATATCGGTTATGTGGGCGGCAAAGAAGTCATCCGTAGGAATAGGCCGAAGAGATGAGCTACGCACGTATCCTCAAAGGCAACGAGTGCCACGAGCCCCCTGGTAGTTCTAGAGGCGGGCAATTTTGTTCTAGTGGGACTTCAGCGACTTTGCCGCCTGATGTGGTGCAGACGTTTTTTGAGCTGGGTGACAGTCAACGTGGCAAGCCTGAGATTGCAATGACGAAGGCTCAGTTCGCTTTAGGAGGTGGAGTGCTGTCTGTTGCCATTGAGCATACGGGTGATCTTACGCACCGGATGACGGATCAATTGAAGTATGGTTCCGCTGGCTACGGCAACGTCAAATCCAAAGTGGACAAGGTCCTCAACTTGTTGCGGTCTGGTTATGGGTTCAGACGAGAGTACGTTGAGAACCTGGAGGACAACGCTGACTTTGCCAAGGTGCCTCGTGGTGAGTATATGGGCAAAGCGATTGCTGCTCTCGATGTCTATGCTAGAGAGCATTCGAAGCTCAGGGTGTATAACGAGGCACAATGGCACGCTCGTGAAGCAGCTATTGCGTTAGGAGGGAGGGACTTTTCCAAAGCAACGATGCATCTTTCTGCCCTTGAAAAGAAGTTGAAGACAAAGGAGGAGTGGACTGCTTATGCCACTCAGTTTGAGAGAGCTAGCGATGGCAAGCTAAAAGAATTTCGAGTTGACTAGCTCCTGTTCGCTGGCTAAGCTGCCTCCTTATGGACGATCAATTCAAATTCCTTGGGCAGGATGAGATTGCCCGCGAGCTGAAGAAGCACCGGTCTCTGAAGCACGAGCAAGCGTATTGGCTGGCGTTTTCTCAGGTCCTCAACACGAGACGCACCTTCACCTCCGACACTATCCGAGAGATGCTGGAAGGCCGCATAGAGCCTTACAGTCCCTCCTGGTGGGGTGGCATGTTTCGCTGGATGCTCAACCGAGCCCTCAGTGCTGGGCTTATTGTCAAGATGAAACATCCCGTTGTGTCAAAGCGTCCAGTCGCCCATGGTCGCAAGCTGGCGCAGTACAAAGTTCTGCGGTGACCGAGGACCTGACAAATTTTGCGTGTACCCGGTGCGGCAAAGTCATGTCCTGCTATTCTGAGGTGGGCTATGACGGTCCTGCCGATGATCTCAATATCACTGATGAGTGCTGGTTAGCTGGAATGGGTTGGGAGACGTTGTGTCATGCCTGTGCCAAAGACCGAGGTGGACCTGTTTGTACAGCAAGCTCGATTACTGCGGCAGGAAGTTGAAACTCTCAGGCACGCTTTTGATCGACTGCTGAAAGAGTTGAAGCAACATGGCATTTCTCTTCCCGACGATTCCAAAGATCACGGATGACGAAGTACACGATTTAATTGATAGACTTACCCACAGCGCAAGGCGACAGAAAGACAGGAGAGTGTCTGCGCCTTGTCCGTGGTTGTTGATGGAGCAAGCAGCAATTGTCTTGGGGAGGTTGTTAGATGATAGACAAGATCTCAGATTCAAAATCAGTTCTTTGGGAAGAGATTCTTGAAGTTCTGATCGGTGTAGTAGGCATAGTAGGTGCAATTTATTTGCTGTGGACTCTCACAGTGTTTCTCAGTCCTTAGGAGATATATCAATGGCAACAGAAGACTCGCGCTATAACGTCCGCATTATTCTTGAGATCAAGGATGCTACCACTGGGGCTGAGACTCCGTTTAGTAGAACTATTCAAGAATATTCTGATATGAATTACGAGTATATGCAGCAACTTCAAGCAGTGGCTATTCCTGCTTTGATGAACACCCTACTTGGAATGGGAAACGCAGTATCTGATGAGATCAAGGGTAAGCGTTTGGCTAAGGGTCATAATAAGTAAGTCAATATCGGCTAGGTCTTTCGGGGCCTAGCCAACCTTCTTTCTAGGGGAGTGTTATGAGCAAAGAAACTCGACTGATCTGGGGCGGCATCTTTATCATTGTGGTGCTGCTGCTAGTGTTTACTTGCGGGGCAGCCCATGGCAGTCCTGGTGATGACGGCTGTGTGGGTAATTGTGATGGGGACAATGGAAACAACGGTGTCTCATCTATTGCTAATACGGTTACTACTACTAGCAATCCAACCAATACGGTGAACAATACCAGTAACCCAACCAACCAAGTTTCTAATACTAATAATCCCACCAACACTGTAACTACTACTGTCAGTCCAGTTACGTCAGTTAGTACTGTGATGTCTCCCACCAATACCGTGTCGGTGTCGAGTCCCAATACCAATACCAACAAGGTTTCCAATACCAATAGGAACACCAACAATTCCAGTGCGAATGCAACTGGAGGTATTGGCTATGGTGGAAATTCCACTGCCGGAGCTAATTCTATTAGTGGCGGGGGTTCTGCTGTTTCTAGTATTGGCCCTCAAACCACCAACGTGAGCGTAACGGAAAACAACCCAGGTAACATTCGATATGGGGGTTCCTATACGGTTAAGTCTGTTGGTGTGGCTCCTGACATTAGCACTTACAGTACTGCTCCCTGCCGTGTGGCTATTGGTGCTTCCGGGGGGTGGATTGGAGGCTCTGTTGGCTTCGCTGGCAGCGTTCTGGATGACGGTTGTGATGTCTGGAGAGATCATGTGAACCTGCGGGCTTCTGGGCACCTTGATGGTGCCAACATTCGACTGTGTGATAAGCCTGAGCTTGCCAAGGTCCTGGACTTCTGCAAGAAGGAGGGCAGAGATACTTCTGTAGCCGCTTCTACTTCTGGGTTCGTACACTGATATGGATACTCAGTATCTCATTTTCATAGTGGCGTGGTTTTGCTTTTCAATCGGGTTCCTTATCGGTGCATGGTGGGGGGGCAAACCGCAGTGAACCAAGACACTGAACGCTTCTTTTCAGATGTGTTGTTGTGGAGTTCTGTATTGCGGGATCGCTGTCATCAAGTCATCAATTCTGGCGAGCCAGAATTTCAAGGTCCGCTCAATCGAGTGTGGTCTGCATTGGATCTGCTCGATCTAGCGGTGCATTCAGCTAAAAACGATATGTTAACCAAGGAGAGCATCAATGATCCGCAAGTGCGCCGGGGTGGTACTCAAACCTAGAGCTAATAGTTACATCATGGAGGAGGTGTTTTGTGAGCATCGCTGGAAGTGTATGCGCTTTGTCCATACCACCAGCAATCCGCCGGGCGATTTCTTTTTCCCTAAGGAGGTATATCCTCAGTGTGAGGAGTACCTGGAGCTTCCTAGGGAGATGCAAGATGGCTATTCTCAGCATCAATTCGGTCAGCACGGCTAGAGACAAAGCAGCCAAATTCTTTGATGGGGTGTCCCCCTGGATCATCGTGGGTGGTGGGTTAGTTCTTGTTGTGGTGGGCAGTAAGCTGGTATCTATTGCGGGTGGGGCAGCGATCTTCTATGGCATTTACCTGTGGATCAGTCACAACGCATGAAGCACTGCCTAGGGTTCCTGCTGACTGCCAACCCACTGAAGAGTGATGACCGGATGGCTTCTATCCCTTGTTGGTCAAGGGATACGTGTGGTCTGTTTCTCAATCCGATCCATTTGTCAACGACGTTTTTGTTCCCTACTTCGTTGTATCCTACCTGTCCCTACTACTCTGAACTAGACGAGCCATGAGCAAAGTGCAGGTTACCGGATTGACTGTTACCACCCCTGATGGCTCGCACCTCTACCTGACAATGGAAGAGGCAAAGGAGCTGTTTGATTCGCTATCTCTGATATTTGGTCGGCCCCCCACTACCACTGTACCGGTCATCTATCCGATCTACACTGAACGCTCACATCCGTACATCTATTGGTATGAGAACAGCGGGGGCCTTGACCAGCCTACCTATTGGGCCGGGCAGCAGACCTTCAATTCTGGTATGACGCTTTCATACAAGGCAGTAGAGTCCACTTAGCCCTACGACCCAGGAAGGGTGCTCAAATCGAGGCAGACCGCATGAGGAGGGAGATAGCGGATCACCCTTCCTGGCGAGGGCGGGCATTGACAATCTCTCTAGCGTATTGTTGACTATGCACTCGTTCTTCATGCCACCGAGTATCGAGTGTATGATGAATGACCCTGTCATCATGGAGTTGTGGGGCACAGACGATGCACTGGGCTATGCCAAGCTAGAGCCCAGCCATGTAAAGAAGGGACAGGTGTTCTTCAAGCCAGCCCAGGTGCATGTCTTCCCTATGGTGGGCACCGTTCAAAAACGCATCGTCACACATTTCCAGGTGATGAGTTCCGAGGGTGATATTCTGCTTAGCGGGCCTGCTGATGAGATCTTCACCACCCTGGTAGCTATCACTGGCGACATGGTGGCTGTGAAAGGTGCAGAGCCCAAAGAGACTTTGCATCTCACCAATCTGTCCTTTTCTCTAGCGTGAAATCAATATCACTGTGAGCACCGATACCATCAAAAAGCTGGCAAGCGAGTCCCTTCCCATTTTCCAGGTACTCAAAGATCTACCCCCGAGCCCCTATCGCAATAAGCTCCTGCTCTTGACGGCAGAGCTAATCGACCAGGGTGAAGAGCGTCACGCCAAGATGCTGGTGGGCGATTTTCTGATAGCCGCCGGGATGATTCTAGGCTCCTATCCTAACGATGAGCCTGGATTCATGGAGGAGGTCCACAACATCCTGGACAACAGCAAGCGGGCCATGGAGGACCTCCTAGAGCGTACTCGCAAGCTTCGCAACAACTCCCTCAACTGAGGTAACCATGGCCGAGGAATCAGGCAAGACCCTGCACGCACAAATCAAGTCCTGTACCTGCTACAACGAAGGCCAGGACCTTTTGCATGGTAAAGGCAAGCGAGTCTTCAATCCCTTCAAGATGAAGGATGGCAAGACCCTCAACTATCGCTGCACGGTGTGCGGCAAAGAGCAGGCATAACCATGGCAGCCTTTCTTTGCATGTGGTTTGAGGACCAGGATGGCAATTGGGATACCCAGTGCGGGCACAAGTTCACTTTCACTGATGGTGATCCCGAAGCCAATGGCTTCGAATATTGTCCCTACTGTGGCAAGACCCTAGTGGAATCACCCCATGAGCCAGACGACAGACCTGACACCTAAAACCTCGCTCTACCTTGAGCTGTGGGGGGCAAACTCTAATGGCGACCAATACCTAGCCCTCTCCTTCCCCTTCAAGTTCTACGCAACCCCCCAGGTAGTACCTCTCATTGTCACTCAAGCCCTGCTTTTCCCGATGGTGCAAATCTGTCGGCAAGATACCGAAGACATTCTCTTCCTCACTAACCTCAACAATGTGGGCAAGGTAGTCACTAAAGGTAGCGATGCAGAGGTTCTAATCCCCGTAGACGCTATCAAAGCGTACTACCTAACCCATCCCCCTATGCATTTCCCCCAGGTCCTGCCTACCTACTACATCCCCCATGTGGGCATAACCCTAGATCTGCGCCCCTGCCTGTACAAATACAAAGGCACCCCCTTCCACTATCCGTACTACAACACCCCTCCCTATACACACATTCCCTTAGAATAATTGTTAGACTATAATCCCTCACATTACATCACCCTCATTGTCAACGGAATCGCGGGCATGAAGTTAGGCAAACGTCCCCCAGGCAGACCCAAGAAAGACTATCAGAAAGACATACAGAAGATTCAGCATATCTCTAATTTGCTCTCTTCTTCTAAGCCCACTCAGCCCACGAAGAAAGCACTCAAGTTCACTAAAGCACTCAAAGAGTATGCGGGCAAATCCGACACCGATCTTCTAAAACTCTCCGCGCCTATTGACGATACGCGAGAATTCGGCGAACGCGCAGAAGTAGAATCACCCGATGCAAGACTCGTTTATATCCATAGAGCCCTACTCAGAAACGATACTCCCCAAGAGATAGCTAAAGCACTAAAGATCTCAGTCCCCCAGGTATACAAGTTCAGGCAGCAACTGCTCAGTGCAATTAGATGCACTGTGGATACCCTCGATCTACCCCTCACTATAGGAGAGACCCTGCACTTCTACGAGCACTGTAAGTCTACAGCCCTCAGATACGCAGATCCCGATGCACTCACATCCCCCCGGCTCAAGCTAGAGGCAATCAGGACAGCACTATCAGCAGAGAAGGACAAGACTACATACATGCAATTAATTGGCATATACAACAACAACCTCAACCAGGACCTGTCTCTGTCGTTCTCTTCTCTTCACTCCAAAGCCGATATCATAGAACAGGCAGAGGCATCCCCTGACAACATACAGCTACTCGTTTCACATCTCAAAGAGATTGCCCAGCAACGGCAATCCCCCTCCCCAGTGACATCAAGTTCACTTATTCCAGAACATACCGATATTAATCCTCTTCAATACGACACTTCCGATGATATGCCACATCCTACCGAGGATATGCCCGCCCTCGACCCCCTCGATCCGGGCTATCCGGGTGATAATGAGATCACTTTCGAGCCCCCGCCAGACGAGATTTAGTATTACCCCAGTAATACTCGGCCCCTCCAGGCATTTAACATAATAGCGATTATGCGTAATTCTAAAAACGCTTATGAACCCACTGAATCAAGCACTTACAGAGCACTTCGAAAATTATTCAGCGTAATACTGATCTATACAGTACGTAAGTTATTGATTCTTCGTAGCGCGACCTGGGCACTCTCCCCGGCTCGGCGTAACACCCAGCTCGGTCCCGGCTCGTTGCCTCTAACGCTGGGAGCCCAGGCCAGGGGGGAACCCAAATCAAAAAAGACCCCCCTGATGAGGGGGGTGCAATTATTTGGGACCCCCCCGCTGAGGCGAGTGAAATTATTGAAGTGCTGATGAGACAGGTATTAAAGGGTGGGGGGTGCTTTCGGGTCCCCAGTAAACATCTGCGGCTGGTGTGGCACTGGGATTACTATGACCACCCCTTGAAGGGGTTGTGTCGGGTAAACGGGAGGTTAATGAGGTTTGAGAGAGCCTACGGTGCAGCGAAGTACCGGGTGTATGAGCTGAGTAGGTGGCAGAAGATCAGGGTCCTGGTACACAAGGCTATCTTTGAGGTGTGTGTCGGCAGGCATTGCAGTTACCCGGATCGGTTAGAGGGAGTGAGATTTCACTTGCGGGGTAGGACTCATTCTTTGTTGATGTGGGGGTACTACCGTGCCCGCCGACTCTTTCCTCAGGCGTTTCATCCTTTCCAGAGCTTTCCAATTGGAAAAGGGAAGAGATGAAATGTGTTAGTGCAATTTTTTTTAGTGGGGTCTGGAGGATAAGTGATATTGATTGCCCAACTTTTCTTATCTGGCTCTATTCGGGCGATTTTCCCTGTTCCGGAACTTCACTTGACTTTTTCGATTCTGTACTGTCGGGAATAACTTGGGGGGTAACCTGGGGGGTACTTGTGGGGTACTTGTGGGGTGTTGCCGGGGTACTTTGCCGTCCGTAGGTACGTTGTTCCACGCTTTAACATAAGAATTTTTACTATATGTAACTCATTGATTTGCAAAGGAAAGCAGGGTGTGTATGGGGGGAGTTGCGTGGAACTATGCCGAGGGTACACTAGAGGGTGGGTTGGTAAGTTATTGATTTATAAGGGAGTGTATTCTGGAGAGGTTTTGAGGTCTACGCATTTAAGCTAAATAAAAAACACTTAATTATTGGTAATGAAATCAACGACTTACAGAGGTGGCGCGGGGTGTGGTGGAGATAACTCATTGATTTGTAACGAGAAGTTTTTCCAGCCAAAGAATCCTATCCCCGTCAACCAAATTCTGCTGATGGGAATTTACGTCATTAATTGCACTGAGTGATACTAATATCATGGACATGGCTTCAATCTCTGCTGCGACGTTGACTCGACTCCGTGCCCACGCCAAGGCGCAGAAAGACCCACAACAGAAACAAGTGTGGTATCGGGCGATTGACGAGTTTGACTCGGGGTTTGACACCAGGGAGTTGGTTTATCTCATTCAGGTGAAGGAGTACCCGGTTTCGTTTGAGGAGTTCATGTTCGGGGACAAGTTCCTTGCCCGCCCCAAGGATGAGATCTACCCAGCAGTGCTGGAAGAGCTAATCAAGATCAACAACCCAGGCGAGAAGCGGCTGTCGAATCCGTACACGGAGATTGTTCTGACCGGAGGTATTGGTTCGGCGAAGACGACGACAGCTCTCTATACGCTTGCCTACCAGTTGTATGTCTTATCGATGTTTCCCTCTCCTCACTCGACCTTCGGCATGGACTCGACCTCCGAGATCCTGTTCGTGTTCCAGTCTCTCTCTGGGATACTCGCTAAATCTGTCGATTACGCTCGCTTCAAAGCGATCATGGATCAGTCCGTGTACTTTCACCGGGAGTTTCCGTATCGGACAGACCTGGAGTCAGAGTTAAGGTTCCCGAATCGCATTATCGTAAAGCCCATCTCTTCTGATATCGGAGCGATTGGTCAGAACGTGATTGGTGGGCTAATAGACGAGGTCAACTTCATGTCGTTGGTCGAGAAGTCGGTCAAGAACGTGGACCGGGGTACGTATGATCAGGCTCTGCAGATCTACAACGGTATCGCGAGACGAAGGAAGAGTCGTTTTCTACAGCAAGGATCGATGCCGGGAGTGCTCTGTCTTGTCTCGTCCAAGAAGTACCCTGGCGAATTCACCGACATGAAGATTGCAGAGGCGCAGAAGGACCCGACGATCTACATCTACGACAAATGCGTATGGCAGATCAAGCCGCCCAATACGTTTTCAGGGAAGTGGTTCAAGGTGTTCGTGGGCGACATGTCCCGCAAGCCACGAATACTGGAGGACGGTGATCCTCTGTTAGTAGAGGACAAGCTGGTCAAGGACATTCCTATCGAGTACCGCAAGGAATTCACCAACGACATTATCGGTTCACTGCGGGATATCGCGGGTGTCTCCACTATGGCGAGGCACCCGTTTATTCTGGATGTGGATAGAGCATCGAAATGCTTTGGTACGCACAAGTCGATCTTTTCCCTGGAGGAGACGGATTTCCAGTCGTCTATTCTGCATCTGTTTCCGGGTAGGACGAAGGAGCATCAGTATCCACGGTGGGCACACGTTGACCTGGGCTTGACGAATGATAGCTGCGGTCTGGCGATTGGATATTGCCCAGGTTTCAAGGCGCAAGAGTTTGAGGGCAATGAAGAGCTGATGCCCATCGTGCATATCGACGGTTTGCTGCGGATAACGCCACCTCCGAATGGCGAGATTTTGTTTCATAAGGTAAGAGAGATCCTGTACCAGTTGCGGAACAAGGGTATACCGATCCGGTGGGTGAGCTTCGACACATATCAGAGTGTGGACTCGGTGCAAACGCTGAAGCAGCGGGGATTCATGGCGGGCAACGTGACGCTGGATAAGACCACGGCTCCCTACGAGTTTCTGAAGATGGCTTTGTACGATCAACGAGTGTTCGCGCCCACGCACGAGAAGTGCGTCGAGGAGCTGCTGTCTTTGGAGCGGGACCTGAAGCGGGGCAAGATCGATCACCCACCGAATGGCAGTAAGGACGTTGCCGATGCGTTGGCGGGAGTGGTGTATGGCATCACGATGCGTCGAGAGACTTGGCACCAGCACCGGGTGCAGATTTCGGTTGCGCTCACCAACTACATCCGTAAAATCGAGCAGGCTAAGCGAACAGTCGCGTAGCGGGCTTGCGCTGTGACCCTCCGTGGAGGGGCCGGACAACCGGGTATTCCACGGCTCGCCCAGCGGAAGGTGGTGGGCTCATAAACAACATCCGCAGCCGGGGCTCGGTTTCCCCAAGCATGGGCATCTTGATGAGCCTCTTGATGCGTGTGTCTCCTTACCGAGTGACCCGGCCCCCCTCGGGGGTTTCATCAACCAGGAGGATTTATGGATACGCTGTGCAAGAATTGCGGTGCCTTCGATGCTTTTAATCCCGAGGACTCCAACTCGGTAGGGTTTTGCCGGATCAATCCGCCAGTACTCGTGATGACGAAGCGGTATGAAAAGGATAAGCCGCTTGACGAGGTCCCTATGGGACTGTGGCCTATGGTGCATTGCGAGGAGTGGTGTGAGGCGTTTCATCCGAATGAGAAATTCCTCGCTGACCAAGAGAAGAAAGAGAACGAGTTGTTCGACAAGATTTTGGCGACGGAGATCTTAGGGAAGATGTAGCCATGTCTTTTGACGAGATCTATCTGCAGATCGTCGGCAAGACCCTGGTGTCGAGGGATCGTTGTCTTGCGTTGTACAACCTTGCTAAATCGTGTGCTCTGCTGCCAGGATGTTTTTACGAGTGCGGTGTCTACAAAGGTGGCACCGCATTTTTGTTGGCGCAGTTCGGCAAGACCCTGAAGCTGTTCGATTCGTTTGAAGGTCTTCCTGAGCCAAACGAGTACGACCTACACAAGAAGGGTGACTTCGCCGACACGAATGCCAAAGAGGTGGCTCGTTGGTTGTCGTTTCCCAACGTGGAGATACATCAGGGATGGTTGCCGTACACGTTTCCCGAGACCGATCTGATTGCCTTTGCCCATGTGGATGTGGACCTGTATCAGTCGGTGTGGGACTGCTGCGAGTTCATCGTGCCTCGACTGGCGCAGAGCGGAGTCATCGTGTTCGATGACTATGGTTTTCCTTCGTGCCCTGGTGCAAAGAAAGCGGTAGACGATTGGTTTGGAAACTACGAGGGCACTCCGGATAGAGTGCAACGGCTACCCACGGGTCAAGCGGTGTACATCCAGTATCGAGAACCTCGCGATGACTACTAGGGTCTTGTATCGAGTAGTGGGGACATTTCCTGATGGTAGTGAAAGATTTTTGGGGAGCTTTGTCACGCTAGAAAAGGCACAGACAAAGATCGCATTGCTGCGTCAAGGATGTTCACCCTGCGCTAAAAAAAGCTACGGAGAGCTAAAGGTTGTCGAAGTGGTTGTGCCATGAGGACCTGTGCAGGTTGCACGCTGTGCTGCAAAGTCATGGCTGTCGCCTCGATTCAAAAACCGGTGAAGCAATGGTGCGTGCATTGCGACACTTCTTCCGGATGCTTGATTTATGAGGATAGGCCCGCCGAGTGTCGCACGTTCAACTGTCTGTGGCTGGGTTCTGATAACGAATGGCAAAAGCTGTTAGCTGACTGTAAGCCAGACAAGGTGAAGTTCCTCTTGACCTGGGAGGAAGACATTCAATCTATCGTAGTGCATCCAGACCCTGGCTATCCGCACCAGTGGCTGGAGAAGCTCAGTGTGTTGGTGCCGATTGGTAATCAGCTTTCACTGGTGGTGGTATCTGGTAAAAAGGTCCTGGGGATAGGCAGCAAGTCGCAAGAGAAGTATGGTGTTGTCGATGAAAACTTGTGACGGCTGCATGGCTTGCTGTGTGGCTTTCGATATTCCGGAATTGGGGAAGAAGAAAGGGGAGCCCTGTCCCTGGCAACAGGAGGGGTGCAGTCATTACGAAGAGCGTCCCCAACGCTGTCGCATCTTCTCCTGCCTTTATCAGCAGGAGCAGTTGGGGTTTGGAGAGATGTTCCCTCCAAAGGTTGGATTCTTTGCTGGGTATAACGTCACTACGGAAACTCTGGATGTCTTTCCAGATCCGCAGCATCGATCTGTGTGGAAACGCTTTCTGCCTCGCCTTAGGAGGCTAGGGAAGACGTTTCCAATTATGGTAGTCTCTCCCGAGACAGTGCAGCCTCTGGGAGAGAAGGCTAAGATGATACGGATTGTCAGATGAAATCGATCCTCTTCTCTTCAAACATTCTGCGGTCTGCAAACTCCTGTTGCTTGCCTGGATTCCACTCGGTTACTGGACGATGATATCCCATGACACGGGACCAGATTTCACAGCGGGTCCTTTCACTATTGTCTAGCTCAATCACCTTCTTCTGTACTGGGAGTGTAGCGGTGGTGGGTATGGTCATGCCGTCGATCCTCAACAATGAGTCGATTGAGAAGGTCCCTAGCCTGGAACCAACACGCAATCTCACCCGTGCGTAACAGGTGGCAGATATGTTCCAGGGCTCGATGAATTTCAAGGCTATTCACTGAACCAGTCTACACCTGCCTAAGGCTCTCTTCATGGACCTCAAAGACTTCTCTACTAAACGACTTGCCGGTATCGTGATCCTCTGCACAGGTGGTCGAGGCGACCTCGTGAACACGGAACCTGCGCTTCGGTACTTCGTCAACAAGGCATTTCTGCACACTCCCGTGATCATCGTCTCTGAGCTGCCTGAGCTGTTTCGGCACCTGGAGAGCGAACGGGTTACTTCGGTGTCAAAGCAGGAAGCTAGGGAATCAGATGAGGATTGGGCTCATCACGGGATACTGTTCAACAACAATCACCAGAAGGGGCTGGTACGAGGGCTCAATCAGCCACTGATGCATGGTGTCGATAACGCAGCGATCTACCTGTTGGGTTACACACTGCCCAATGCGGACAAACGAGTGAAGCTTCCTCCTCCTTCGCAGGAAGAGATCGAGTCGTTCAGAGACAAGCTGTCTCGCTATGCCTTGGTTCCCGAGGAGACCCTGCTCATTCATGCAGGAGATACCTGGCAGACTCGCACAATCCCTGTTGAATGGTGGGACGAATTCATTGGTGCTTATCCTTACCCCGTCTGTCTGATCGGCATCTCCAATCCGACGAAGGAAGAAGAGGCTCGCTTCTGCAACAAGGGCAAACACGTTCGTGCCGTTCTACAGCTTCCCAAGGTAGCGTCCCTGGTCAATGAGCTGTCCATACGCGAGACCGTTGTTGCCGTCTCGCAGTGCTGGGGGCTCATCACCAATGATTCGCTACCCGTGCATATCGCGGGAGCGTTTACCAACTACCTGTTCACGGCTGCTACTTCGAAGCACTGGGACAACCTCAAGCCGTATGGTCACCGACGCTCATACAACTTCGGCAAAGAAGTCTTTGGGCCTTCGTGGCACTCCAAGATCGATGTGGTGTGGAGCTTCGAAGAGTTTCCCGAGGGCGTAGACAGTTTGTTGCCTTACCTTGATCCTCCCACCAAAGTGGCTGATCTCGTTGCTTCCAAATACGAGGGGTTGTGATGCCTCCCAATCTGCTCATCCTGTGCCATGGAGGACGAGGCGACATCGTCAACTCGGAACCTCCGGTTCGCTACCTTGTCGAGAAAGTGTTTCATCAGTCGGAGAAGATCGCAATCTCTTCCGAGTTCACCGAGCCCTTTGAACATCTGCAGAGCGAGCAGGTATCGCTTTACCTCAACGAGTACACTTACGAGCACATGGCTGAGGAGTTTCTTGGCTACACCGTGTTGTGTGCTTTCGAGCATGACAAGAGACCCGTGCATGGTCTCAATCAGCCGATGATGCATGGGGTGGACTATGCTTCGCTGCATTTGTTGGGATACATGCCGCCGGAGAAATACCGAAGAGTGCGGCTGCTGCCTCCCAGCAAGGAAGAAGTGGAAGCCATGCAGCAGTCTTTCGCAGAGCTGGGCCTGGACCTCACTCGCACGCTACTCATTCATCCGGGGCAGACCTGGGAGACCAGAACGATACCTGCCGAATGGTGGAAGGTTTTTTTGGAAAGCTATCCCTATCCAGTCTGCGTCATTGGTAGCAGTGATCTGCGGGTGTGTGGGGACAATCAATTGGTCAGAGGGTTGTTACCTGCCACTGGAGTTCCTTCCATGGCGAACAAGCTTACGATCCGAGGCTCCATCGTTGCCATCTCGCAAGCCAAGGGTCTGCTTACCAACGACTCTTACCCGTTACACGTAGCAGGAGCTTTCGATAATTACCTCTTCTATTTCGCCACCACTAAAGACGAGGCTGCTCTCAAGCCATATGGGAGAAAGAGAGCCTACAACTTCTCCAAGAACGTGATCCCCGACGACTGGTATACGCATCTAGACATCAAGGTGGACTTCAACGTCTTTCCTCCCGGTGTCACCAGCTTGATGCCCTTTCTCATGCACCCGAAGGAAGCGGCACGTTTCATACAAGAGTGTTTCGACTTCGGAGGCTGACATGCTGGAGACATCGAAGACCATCATGCGTCGGTTGTCGGACAGTCGTTTTCTCTCGCGCTACTTCGTTGGCGAAGGCATAGACATTGGTGCGGGCAATGATCCGTTAGCCAGCTATGCACAACTGTTCCCGCTATGTCGAGGAGTCCGGTCCTGGGATATCAAGGATGGTGATGCCCAATACATGCATGGAGTGGACAACAGCTCTTACGACTTCGTGCATTCCTCGCACTGCCTGGAGCACATGATCTCTCCCGAGCAAGCGTTGTGGTCCTGGTGGAACATCTTGCGCCCCAACGGACACTTGATTATCTTGGTGCCAGACGAAGACCTCTACGAGCAAGGACAATGGCCGAGTCGATTCAATCCTGATCACAAGCACACGTTCACCATCTACAAGAAGAAGTCCTGGAGTCCCGTGAGCGTGAACGTCATCTCTTTAATCGAGACACTGCAACGCTGTGAGACGATCAAGATAGAGCTGCTGGATGCTTCGTACCGTAGGTCCAACCAGCTAGTCGATCAGACTACGACGCCAATCGGTGAGTGTGCAATTGAGATCATTCTGAGGAAGCGATGAAGATCACTGACTTCGTTGGCATCGCTCAAGCGGTTGCTGCAAGGTCCAAGGACCACTCGACCAAGGTGGGAGCCCTCATTATTGGTCCGGATTTCGAGATCCGGTCCACTGGCTGGAATGGCTTTCCGAGAGGAGTCATGGAATATGACTTCCGTATCGACAATCGACAAACCAAGTACGCTTTTACTGCTCATGCTGAGCTGAATGCAGTGTGCAATGCTGCCCGAGTCGGGACCCCCACCAAAGATTGCGTGATGCTAGTGACCTCGTTGCATCCCTGCCAGGAGTGCGCGAAAGCCATCGTGCAGGCTGGCATTAAGACCGTCTACGCGCCTAAGGATCGTGACGCGGAGGCGGCGATGCGTTGGGACCAGTCGGCGGGGGTTGCCGGGGAGATTCTGGAGGAAGCTGGCGTAAGCGTAATCTGGTATTGACAAACATGGATAACGGAGATAGCCTGAGCACGCTGGAGGACTGCATCGAGGGCAGTTCGTAATTGAGACGTAGATTGAGGTGGGCACCATCCGTTAAATGGCTTCCGGCCCGGATAGGCAAGGACTCAGGTCCTGCGCTTGCATCAGTCACCTGAGCGACCTGGACAGTCCTCCAGCCCAAACTAAGGAGTGGGGCAACTATGAAATCTGTAGACAGTGAATTTCCTCCGGAGATGTCGGACCTCGCTCTGGCAATCCGGGATCTGGAGTTCGAAGTTGCCAAGTGGCAAGCCAACCACCGAGAGACTCTTGTTCAGTTGGTCTCTGCTAACGAAGAGATCGAGCGTCTTCGAAAGCTAGTTGCAGAGAAAGACACTCAGCTCTCGCAGATACCTTGCCGTTACAATCGCTGCATCTCCTACGCTGAAGCGCAGGCTGAAATCGAGAAGCTGAAGAAGGATGTTGTGCATTGGCGAGAAGCTCGTCGGTCCTGCATTGAAGCAGGCGACATGATGAAGGCGGAAATAGATCGACTGCGTGAAAACGAACGTCTTGCCATCCTGCAATTCCGAGAACAGGAAGCTGAGATCGAACGGCTACATGAAATAAGCCGCCCAGGTAGTTGCGAATGCAGCACTGAAGACGCTTGTCGATTTGCACGAGAGCGAGATGAAGCAAGAGCGTTGCTGAGAGAAGCACACCAAGCGTTGTCTTTGATGCCTAGGCCAACGAAGAAACTGCATGACCTTCGTAGTCGCATTCGTGAACAGATGGGAGAGGGGTGATGCTTCTCAGCACGTACAATCCAAATTCCATGGCTACCTGTCCAACCTGCGGGTTGGTTAACTGCGTGATTACGGGTGGTAACCTAGCTTTCGCTCCAAGGTACTTGGACTTCTACCATGACAAGTGCGGATCGGGGTGGAGGGTGTATCTAGACAAGAAGCCGGAGACGACTCATGGCTGGTGAAGATCTAGCTCTGGCTGATCAAGTCATCGAAGAGCAGCGAGCCGAGATAGAACGGCTACAGATAGACGTAGCTACTTTGCGTGAAGTGGTGCAAGACCGGCAAGAGGCAACAGATCATTGTCGGCAATTGTGGCAAAAGGTTACTGATGAGAACGAGC